ACGTATTTAACTACTTCTTCAAGCTCGTCTAAAGTTTCATTAATCAGCGTTATTTCGTCTGCAAAGCCTCTGTTATTCTTATCTCTACAGTCACGCTGAGCTTTCTTTACAAATCTTTTGATGTATTTTACACCTTTTGATAAATCAGCCATGTTACTATCCTTTCATAAAACGATACAACAGACAGTGACATAGATCACATCTACATCACTTGTCTGTCACATCTTGGATTTAGTCATTAAGCCATTCATGTCCTCCTATGAAATGTACTTCTGCCACCAATCCGACTCAATTGGTAACAATTCTACGTTAAAATCTTCATACATCCTGTCAATTGTTGATCCTGGTACATCATGAATATCAGATGAACCATGACGATTCTCGACAATTAATGAATGAACATTATAACAGTAGTTACTAGCCATATTGTAATAGGGCGCAAGTTCCCAGGCTTTTACAAATGTATTGTGAACAACAATAACTGGTACATCACGTAACATTGCACCTTTTACTTCATTTTGGCACTCTGCATGGCAGTCTGCAACACGATGTGGTAGGTAATTGTAATTACCTATTTCATCAACCATACCATCATCTGCGCAAATTGTTAGAATGTTAGTACCCATACTAGAACCTGCAATTAATTGAGATACTGTAGTTTTACCTGCACCTGGAAGACCACGCAATAGAAATAGATTCGAATCATGAGGTTTGAATACCTCTTGGGCAAGTGCCTTCTTACCATTTTCGTATCTTATCACGAGTTAGCCTCCTTGTAGTGCTTATAACAAAGCTTAGGAAGAACCTTTTTAATGTGTATAAGTTTCTTCTTTATCCTTGTTATGCAACCATCAATAGAGCACACTATAGAAGATAGTTCTTTATAATCATGCTTAGATGGTGTCATTCCCTTTGTATGCATTAGTAGCCTTTTCCTTTCTATACACTCTAGAGAAGAGTGATTAATTAAGCGGGTTTACTATGTTAGCTAAGGAAGGATCGAAAGTACCACAGGAATACACCCATAGTACTTTCAATCGTTCAAAGGTAAGAACTATTATGAGGTAACAGATCCTACAAGAGCAGAGACCAGGCTGGCACCAGAGATACCGTTGCGCATGTACTTACTCAAACCAACTTTATACTGCAACTTACCATTGTATGTCTTAGGTTGTTCGTCATAATAGACGTTACCTTCCCAAGCATCCAGTTGATCATGATTCACAAAGACATCCTTGAGTTCCTCAAGTGCTACCTTACAGTTCTCACGTTCAACTAGGGTATCAACAAACAATGATACACCTGTGGCACTAGAACATGCTTCGATTATCTCAGCATCTGTTGCACCATCGACTAGTTGGACGTTGTCATATGTAATAGCACCACCTTTCGGATCTATTGTGCCTATTGCAAAGACCATTGACTTCATACAGTTCGTTAGTATGTCATATTTCATTATAACATCCTTTCGTTAGCTAACTGATTATCTATGAGATTCGTTTCCCATAGTGGTTAGCAGGGGTACGACGAATAGTATGTTCCGAATCACCTCGAAATTCAACCAAATAAGAGATTCGGAACGTACTATTGGGCGGGGTGGGTGAGTGATATATCACGTACATGCATTCGTGATAAATTTTTAAGAATTTATCTTTCTCTGTAGTCTATTTTTAGTGTAATTTGCATTATGTCTAGACGACATCCTAATGACATTGAACAAAAGTGGGGTAAACGCGTTTATAGAGTCATCAGGACAGAGAAGAAAGACAAGATGTTAATTGCAGTATGGATTATAGCTATTTCAATGGCAGTGAATACGTGTTTCAATGTCTATTATGCTGTTATCTGCAATTTATAATATGATCTGCATAGATTTAGGATGGATTCTAATAGGGTCAGCGTCTGTTTTAATTGCGATAGCGTACTACTTGGCTTTAATCGGAGAGTGACTAATAGTACTACTATAGGAGGACTTATAAGGAGAGTACTCCTTAACTTATTCTTCTTTAGGAAGAATAAGACTAGTGTTAGTAGTACTGGTAGTAGTACTAGTATAGAGGAAACATGGCGTGAGCCAATTATATTTAAAAAGAGTGGTGATATCGGTCACCGTTTCTTCAGTCAGGATATTGCAGAGGTTAGTAGAGAGTATGATGATAATGCCTTTTATGATGATCTTGACAAACTTGATACGATCGATATACCGCCTGATTATGAACTTGTAGAGGTTGAATGGACATCCTTAGAAGAAAGCACCTCAGAAACAGATTAACCAAAGGATCGAAGAGGGAGTATTATGAGCGAGAATACAAAGTCTACAGAAGAGAAGAAGCCGTCGAAAGCGGTGTTCAGTTCGTCGATTGGCGTAAAGTGGACAAAGGTGGGTGGGGACTCACAGACGACGGATGGGTCGCAGAATGCACCAAAAGAAGATTCTACAAGAAGAAAACCAACCTAGTATTCTCTTTTGGACAGGCTTGGTATAACCCAAAGACAGGGAATGGGAAGTGTGAGTACGAACCGCATCGTCTTACTGGTTCATATACCATGGTTTCACCTAAAACACCGTGGGAAACAAAAAAGGGTAAGAAGAAGTATAAAGACTTTGTAAAGGTATATGTTGCGCAGTATTTACAGGGCAATGTTGATTACAAGATACTTGGTCAAGTCTTCGGTGATAGTCAGAATCACGAGATAAAAGCCAGGTTACTGCTAAAAAAGGGGTATGTGAAAGAAATGATCGATGAAGAATTAAAGAAAGTATTTGATGAGAAGGGTATAACTGAAGGTACTGTCATAGAAATGATACAAAATGCACACGATGTAGCAGCGGATAAGAAAGATCCCAGCAATATGTTGCGTGCAGCAGAGAATTTTGTGAAGATTTTTGGGATGGACACTAAAAAGGCAGTGCCAGAGGCTATGGATTCGGATTTTGTAGCATTGGAGAGTATACAATCTGCCATTTTGTTAGATGAACCCCCTAAAAAGTTGGAAAAACCCAAAAAATGACTAAAGAAGAGTTAGAACAGCGTATAATTAACCTTGAAGCCAAGTTTATGGGACAGATAGCTGGTTTAAAGGGAGATGTCAAGGATAAGAACCTTTTAGTGAACGATAGGATCACTGAAGCTTTCTTTATTATTGAAGAAATGGCGAAAAAGTGTGACTGCTGTAGATAATCCCTTAAGAAACAGTATTCTTAGTACTTTAAAGACGGATGTACTGAAATTCGGTAAAGTTACTATGCCAAATATGTTCACTGCGCCATCTCCTGATTTCCACAAGGAGTTAGCTGAGGTATATTTAGATAAGAATGTAAGGAGAATGAATGTTATAGCCCCTCGTGGGCATGCGAAGTCTTCCATAGGGGCTTGTGTCATGCCATTGCATCACATACTCTTCGACGAGGGGCAAAAATTCGTTGTATTGTCATCAAAGACACAAGGGCACGCCATTGATTTATTACAGACGATCAAAGATGTCCTGGACTATTCTATGGAGTTCAGATCAATCTTTGGTTATTGGGGTCAGCACTCTGCGAAGGGTTGGACAAAGGATAGAGTAATATTGAAGGATAATACCATCATACTCTGTAAGGGCACTGGTCAGCAGGTCCGTGGCTTGAAACACGGTAACCAGCGCCCAACCTTTTTTGTTTTAGATGATCCAGAGGATGAAAACAACACAAAAACCAAGGAATCAATGGAATGGAACCTTCGTTGGATGTTACAGGGTTGTGATCCATCATTAGATGCTAAAAGAGGACGAATACTGGTTATTGGGACTCCGCAGCATGAGAATTGTATGATCGAGACGCTCTCGGATATGAAGGGGTGGAGTACATTACGTTACAAAGCATTGAATGATGACGGCACCAGGGCACTATGGCCTGAGTTATGGGATGTAGAAGCTTTAAAAACTAAAAAGGAAGAATTGGAGTCAATTAATAGATTATCTGTTTTTTACAGGGAATACCAGTGTGAAGTGGTAGGCGATGAGGATCAATTGTTCAAAGACGAATATATCCAATACTATGATGGTTTCGTAGAAACTCAGTATGATGATGAGATCGCTATTTTAAATATGACCGAGTTAAATGGCGTTAAGTACGAAGAACCAAAGCAAATACCCGTATATATCTTTATGGGCGTTGATCCCGCCTCATCTACTAAGCAGACAGCTGATTATTCAACAATTGTTCCAATAGCAGTAGATCACAAGGATAATAGGTATGTATTACCATATTATCGTAAGCACTCCAAGCCTATGGAGTTGGCACAGGCTATTTTAGATTACCATAAGAAATATAACCCAAGAAGGACACATATTGAGTCAGTTGGGTATCAGGAGATGCTTAGAGATTATTTACGTAACCAGGATAGGTATATACCAGGTTTAGAGAAGAAGATAAACCCTCGGACACAGAAAAGCTACAGATTAGAGACTATGGAGCCTTATTTCTATAAAAGGAAGGTTCATATCACAAAACGCATGGATTCTATGCGCGGTGAGCTGCTGATGTATCCTAGAGGCAAACATGATGATTTACTCGATGGAGTATATTATGCTATGTTAAATCTCTATAAGCCATACGTAGAGACTTTCGAAATAGATAAGGAGCAGAGTAAGCGTCACACCTCGAGGGATTATGATTGGAAAATCTTATGAGAAGAAATTAACTGCACTTTTAGTAAAAATTAAAGAATTAATGGATCAAGATGAATCCTGTGAAATTAGGATACGTTTAGTAAAAGGGAACTTATCAAGCAAGATAGACGTTGTAAATACTAGTTTTATTGATGTAACTTAGTAATAGCGAGACCACCTCCTAGAGAGACGCTTGCTGAATAAATAACTAATAGGGGACCACCTCTAAATGAGACGCCTCATGAGAGAATAACTTTCGTGGGGCTTTTTTTTATGCCAGAGAGCGAGTATCAGAACAAGCAGTCAATCCTAATGTCTGGGAAGATGAAGGAGTCGCTTGGATATAAGAATTCTAGTCCTGCCAGTAAAAAGGTTCATAAGGAGGTTCTGAAGAGTTTTGAGCTTTTAGAGCATTATATGACCATGAGGGAAGAGTGGGCAACGAAGTTTAGAGAAGCTGAGCAGTTCAGGAATGGCGTTCAGTGGAATAAGCAACAGATGACTGAACTACAGCGACGTGGTCAATCTCCAATCGTAGTAAATCGTATACATCCTGCTATTGAAACAGCAAAAGCGATGCTTACATCACGTAAACCTGAATTCAGGGCTACAGCTCGTGAAGATAGTGACCGTAGGGTAGCAGGGGTCTTTTCTGATATATTTCAGTGGATATGGGATAAGTCTGCTGGTGACGTAGAATTGAAGAGAGCTATCGATGATTACTATGTAGGCGGTATGGGCGTATTACAAACCTATCAAGACCCGCATGCAGACATGGGTAATGGCGAAGTATTCATAAAGGCAGTATATCCATTAGATGTATATATTGACCCAAATGCTAGAGATCCTTTCTGTAGGGATGCTGCTTCTATAATTATTGCAAGATTAATGACAGATGAGGAAGCTAAGGCACAATATCCAGATTATGCTTCTGTAATCGAACAGGCAGAGATATCTGATTATGTTAGGTATCCTAAGACAAATCTGGAACCACAGGATTCTCAGATATTTGCTGGTGACCTCGATCAGCAAGATAATGCTCATCACAAAAAACGTGAGTATATCGAGCGTTATACGCGCATAAAAGAGAAATACTGGAAAGTTTATGATACTACCAGTAAGTATCAAGCTCTTTACTCCGATGAAGAGTATGAGAAGTATCAACGTGAACCAGCAGTACAGCTAGTGCCAACCGAAGGTGAAGCTCAGTATTCTACTGATCTTGATGAAGTACAGGCATATATGGAAACAGCTGTTGAAGGTAATGGTTATATGCATATGGTTCAAGATCCGATGACAGGTGAACCAACTATGCAGCCAGGGATGGAATCACAAGGTGCTATACCTGGAAGTACTGTACAGATTGAAATGATGACGAAAGGCGAATTGATCGGAGAAGATATTATAATGGCAAATAAGATAGAGCAGGGTAGAGTTAAGATGTTTGTATCAGTTGGCTCAAAACTGATGTATCAGAGAGTATTGCCATTAAATGACTACCCAATTGTTACTATGATGAATGTACACAATAGGAATCCGTATCCTGAAAGTGATGTACGTATTTATAGACCTCTTCAGGAGTACATAAATAAAATTAGGTCACTTATTATTGCGCATGCCTCTACGAGTACCAATGTCAAATTACTGATCCCGAGAGGCTCCGTTAATAAGAAGGAAGTGGAGCAAGAATGGGGTCGCGCTGGAACTGCTGTCATAGAATTTGACGGAGAACTGGGAGCACCTGTAGTTGCGGGCCCTGTTCCCCTTCCGAATGAGTTATACAAGAATGAAGCTGAAGCAAAACATGATCTTGAATATGGATTCGGTGTATTTGAGATGATGCAGGGTGGAGCTCAAGGCGCTCCAAGTACTTATAGAGGTACAGTAGCGATAGATGAATATGGTCAAAGAAGAATTAAATCAAGACAGGATGATATTGAGTCAGCTATGAATCAGCTGGCTACATGTGTTATACCAATGATTCAACAGATTTATACAGAGGAAAAAATAATAAGACTAGTACAACCCTCGGGTCTCATAAAAGAGACCCGTTTTAATTACGAAGGTCAGGATATTAGTGGGAAGATGATGGACGTTACAGTAGGCAGTTATGATGTTATAGTTGCTAGTGGATCAACCTTACCATCTAATAGATGGGCACAGCATGAATACTATATGCAGATGTTCCAGGCTGGATTAATAGATCAGATAGAGATGCTAAAGAAAACAGAAGTAGTGGATGTAGAGGGTGTACTTGATAGAATGAATACTATAAAATTATTACAACAACAAATTCAACAGCAGGAAGAGGAAATCAAAGGCTTAAAAGGTGACCTACAGACTGCAGATAGAGAGTCAGTTCACGCAAAGAAAAGACTCGAAGTCGAGAAATTCAAGTCAGACTTATCAGATCAAGCAAGTAAAGGACAGGCTGCAGTTAGTCTATTCGATGCTCGTTTGAAAGATACGTTGGCTGATGTGAGACAATCGGTTAAACCAGAAAAAGGAGATCGTAAATGAGCGAACAAGAACAACAGAGTCAGGAACAGTCAGAAGCACAACCGCAAGTAGAGCAGAGCGATGAGGAAAAGGCCTATTCGTCTTTTCCAGATATCGAGGCTTTAACGCAGAATACTTCTCAATCTGATCCTTTCGCTGAATTACTTCAAGAAGTAGAGGAAACGCCAGAGGGCGCGCATCCACAAGAAGCTGCGCCTAGCGTTGAGCCTCAAGCAGAAGTACCCAAAGAGACTGTAGGTGAATTTCCTCAGTCTAGGGAAAATCCAGAACAATATCAATATTGGCAAAGTCAGGCAGATAAGCGGACTAAGGAACTTACCGATGTGCTAGGTACATTTGGAGTAGAATCAGTCGATGAACTTCAAACGAAGTACGCAGATATGGGTGAAATAGCCCCTATAGCAAGATACATAAAATCTAACCCAGGTGTGTTAGACACGGTACAGAATTCTCTTTCCAATGGACAAGCTCAAGGTCAACCCCAAGAACAGGGAGATCCAGAGCCTTCGTTGAAGCAACCCGAAAAACCTACAAAACCAAATAGCTATGACGCACTCGACGCTTATTCTGATCCGAGTAGTGAGTCTTTTCAGTATCGTGAATCTGTAGATGCTTATCGAGATGATATGCTCGATTATTCAAATGCAGAGAATCAATCCTTAAGACAATCTATAGAGCAGGAACGCGCAGTACAGAAGCAGAAGGAAACAGATCGAACTTTGAAACAGCAGCTTGTGTCTCAGTATGAGATGAAAAGCGAAGAAGTGGATAAGTTTGTTCAATACATGTCTTCACCAGAGAGCATGACTTTAGGAAATTTAGTTACTCTTTGGAATGCTCAGCAGGGCGTAGTTACAGCGGATAATCCGCCAGTAGCTCCAGCCTTACCTGATCCGAAAATAGGAGAGATGCAACGGCAGCGTGAAAAACTTGCCATTCCTCAACCTGTATCAGTGGTTCCAGGCAGTGGAGAAACAGCAGATAGGTCAGCCGAGGATTCCGTCATGGATGATATGATTAGTGATCATAATAGAGCAAACCCATGGTAAAGGAGAATAAAACATGGCTACATATTCAGTAACGCCAGGTGTAAGTCCTACCGCAGGAGTCTCGATTGATGATAATCGTAGGTTATTTGATTTCGGGGAACGAGTTGCGGAGTTAGCACCTGAGCAATCACCCTTCTTTGTTTACCTCTCGAAGGTAGCAAAGAAACCAACCCCTGACCCTGTCTTTAAGTTTTTAGAGCAGCGTCACCAATGGCAGAGACGTAATTTTGATTTAATCGATGCCGTTAATTCAGCTGATCCAGAAAGTGCACCTACTGCTATAACAGTAGATTGTTCTTACGATCAGTACGGTAAATCCGTAGATACACCCGTCGCACCAAATTATTTTGTTGCAGACGGTTCCCAGGTTATTAGTCTAGCGATGACTGATGACAATGATTCAGACGCAGCAGTTGCTGTAACAATGCGCGTAACTGGTGTTTCAGTTGCAGGCGCAGTTGCAACTTTAAGTGTAAGTGTAATTGCCGTAGATGGTAACACTACTCCTGGCGAATGGACTTCTGCTGTATCAGCAGCTACGAATGCTAAAGGTCAAGTAATTGGCACTGCATTCCAAGAAGGAACTGGGGCTCCATTAGGTTGGAGAGATGAACTCTCTGATCGTGAAGGATATTGTCAAATATTCAAAACAGCAATTGATCTGTTCAGTGGAACATCATTATCTACATCATATCGCGGTTATTCCGACGAGTATCGTCGTGTATGGCGTGAGAAGTTGATGGAGCATAAGATGGATATCGAACACGCAATGCTGTTTGGTGTTGGCAAATCCGATGAATCTGGTGCTGGGCCGAGAAGGTACAGTCATGGTATAGTTCCTTATATTAAAGCTAATGGCGGAAAATATTCGGAATTCCAGGCTGCTAATGGCGCAGGTCAGTCAACTTACGATACCTTCATCGATTACATGGAAGACTATTTTGCTCCTGAAAAGGGCAATAGTGGTGACAAGCTTGTCTTGGCATCTCGTCCAGTAATCGCGTGGATGAATAAGTTGGGTACAGACTCATTCTGGAATAATACAGGCGGATCGTCTTCTTATTCATTAGACATCGCTAGTATTCCAGGATCATTTGGACATAATGTAACGAGGATAAATACCGCTTTTGGTAATCTTCATATTGTCCAAGAACCATTATTCAGGGGCGCATATAGCGGCCATATGGTATTGGTTGATCTAAAGAATGTGGCTTATCGTCCATTATCTGGTAATGGCAAGAATCGTGATACTCATATCATGACGAATGTCCAGGCTAATGATATAGACGGAAGAAAGGATATGATCTTAACCGAAGCTGGTTTAGAGGTTAGCCTTCCTGAGACCCACGGTATCATCAACTTTACGGATTTATAGGTTAGGTCTGTAAATTAGTAATGGCGGGGCTTCGGCCCCGCCTAGCTAGGGGAAAATATGGCAGATAGAAATGTAGAGTCAATGGTAGAAGACCTAATAGGTCCTTTAGTTGATGTTTCTGAAGATCCAGTAGCAGAGAATGTAACAGCAGTTACCGAATGGGCATCTGATATTGCTCGTGAGGTTATAAATGTATTACCAACAGAGATGTTATGGAGCGTAGGGGCAGAGATAGACGAGCCTGGATCAGGCGCTACTGTAACAACAGCAAAATTTTTACATGCCCATAAGAGTGGGTATAAAGCTATAGAAATAGATGCAGCAGATAAAGCAAGAGCGACTGATAGTGGCTCTATCTTATATGCTACATCTAAAAGTCCAGTGTATTATAGGGAGAACGGAAAGGTACATGTCAAACCAGACGGTGGAACAGTAGTGGCGGTAAACTATCCAACTATAAATCACGATGACGCAACAATAACAGGAGTACCAGATGACGTTAAGCACTTGGTAATAATGGGTACAGCAGTAAAGGGCAGGTTGTTTCAATTAGACGCACTCAGGCGCTCTTTAGATTTACTAGAGGCCCCTGACTACAATACAGCAAATGCAAACTTAGTTCTCGTGCCTGTACCCAGTATTACTGATCTATCTCTGGTTTCAGCTCCTTCTGATATGATAGATCCAATATTTTCTGACGGCTCAGTTGAAAGTTCAGATGTCAGTTTTGAAGAAGATCGACCAGTGTTTAATAAACCAGTGTTTTCTCCGCCTGGATTTCCTACTATAAATGATTTGGATTTGAGTTCTATAAGTGGTGATCTACCCGATGCAAGTGGCATTGTAATACAAAACTATGAGGTAGGATCTTTACCTGCTAGTCCGCCAAATTATAGTAAAACTACTGCACCAACGCAAACATATGATATAGCGCAGTTTGAGACTTTCTTAGAAACTGAGGAAGACTCCGAATTGGCAGATAGTCAAATGAGAAGGTTAAATCATGAGGTGTCTGTATATCAGGCTGATCTTCAAAAATATGCGAATGATATTCAGGAAGAATTGAATGAGTTCAATAAAGAGAACGTAGAGTATCAGGCGGAATTGCAAAAAGTAATAATGGACGCCCAGGCTAAACAACCTGAAGATGCAGCGAAATTACAAAAACTGCAGGCTGAACTAGGAAGATATCAAGCACTGGTGCAGAATGAGGTTGCTGAATATCAGAACAATGAATTGCAGAATAAATATCAAAGATGGGTTACTGAGTATACAAATGGCTTACAAGAATATGGGGCTAATATTCAGAATGAATCACAAAAATTTAATGAAGCAAATAATGAGTATCAGGCAAATCTGCAGATCGCTATACGTGATGCAGAAGCCAAATCTAGGGAATATTTACAAGAAGGTAACAATAAACTACAAAGTGAAGTACAGGAATATTCTAATAAATTGCAGAATCATGGAGCAGCCTTACAAAGATATGCTGCAGAAGTAAATTCCCAATTGCAAGAATATGGCGTGAACGAGATTCAAAAAGAGATTGGATTATGGCAAGCAGAGAATACTCAGAAATTGCAAAAGTATGGCGCAGATTTACAAAAAGAAACTGCACGCCATGGTAGTGATATGCAAAAGTATCAGATAGATATACAGAATATCTTTCAAAAACATCAAACAATGACACAAGAATTACAAGTATTGGATGCTCAATATACAAGAGGACTACAGACTTTCGTAGCTTCTTATAAAGAACCAATGCAAAATGCTAAAGGAGTATAAATATGGCAAGTAGAGTAGAATATGCGGTGAGTTTAACACCCATAAGAACAGTAGCGGCATCTGGGGATTACGCTGCCCATGATGTGATGGCTACTGATATAAACGGATCATTAGGAGCTTCTTCTAGTGTAAGCACCACAGCGCCAGATCATACTACTGTAGGATATGCGTCAGGTGCAGTCGCATACAAGAATGCTATAGCTAATGGTGGCGTAAAGGTAAATTTAGGAGATGTTACAGCAAATTCGGCTGATGGGGATGATTATAAGATGGTTTTTATAAAGCATACAGGATATGAGTTTGGTGACGCAACAACTTTAGGAGCAACAGCTAATACTGCGCAAGATTTGATAGTTTATTTAGAAACATCCGCTGATTTGGCTACTTCTGCTAAGTTTACATTACCAGCAAATGCTGCAGTATGTATTCCGAATCTTGAACAAGCTGCTAGTTGCGGTATATGGTGTGAATCTTCTGGAGCAAATACGATAGCTGTGGAGTACGCGCTTATATCATGACCCAGCAGGAGATTATAGAACAAATTCAACAAGTACATCCTGAGATAGGAGAAACTCAGTTACGTCTTATGCTGAATACTGCGCTTGATGAGTTTGCTCATAGAGCTAGATTAAATGAGAAACTCGGTGCTGTTACAGTAGTTGCTGATCAAAGATATTACGATTTTAGTGATTTTGATAGTGTAACGCTTGATGATGATGTTCTGGAAGTGTTACAAGTGACTTATGGTAATTCAACGGATGGGGAATTTATTATGAATCACTTTCTTGGTGAAGTAGAGCCTATAGATATGGATGAGGCTTAATATGGGTGCTCCTCAAAAAGAAAAGATTTGGTTTGTCAAGTTAAATAAACTTGGCATTGGCATATATGATCGTAGCAATAAGAAGACTGCATCATTTGCTAGTAGCGATATAGATGCTGGTGATAAAATAAGAATATTATATAGAAGTAAACCTGAAAAATTAACAAGTACTCTTAGCGCTTCGCCTGACATACCTAGTCAGTTTCATAAAGGTATAATGTATCGCGTTATGGAACAGATTAGTGCAAGAAAGGGCGATTATAAGGGTGCACAGTATTATCAAATAGAATATGAAAAGTGTGTAAAAATGGCAAAAGAATATGCAAATAAAGGAAGGGATAGTACTTCTTATAGAGTTGTCCCATATGATTTCTAATGGCTGCTGGTGTACATAATATAGAAATAACAAAAGGTACAGATTTTTCATTGACTATGACTTTGAAGGATGCTGGCGGTGCTGCATTGAATGTAACAAACTATACATTCAAATCTCAGATTCGCAGAAAGCAAAGTACAGGAACGGCTGCGGAATTCACTATAACAAAGACTAATGCTGCTGGAGGTCAAATAAAGCTTGCGCTTGCAAAATCAGTCACAGCTGGGTTGCCTAATGGTAAATTATTATATGATCTGGTAGCTGATGATAGCTCTGAGGTAAGGCAATATGTAAAAGGAAAGGTTACAGTAATAGATACGGTAACTGATACTAGCGGAATGTGAGGATACTATGTCTGATGTAAATATAACTGTAGAAACTGGAGATTCTTTCACTGTGGAAGTTTCATCGGCTGTTAGTGCAGCTTCAACTATTTATGATCCTTCTGGTAGTGATTTAAGTGCAACTGATCTACAGACAGTAATAGATGAGTTGGCTAATGAAAAATTTGCACAGACTACTGCTCCTACGGTTGGAGTTACTGAAGGCGATTTATGGTATGATACTGACGATGATGAATTAAAAGTAAGAAGGGATAGTGCATGGGTAGAAATCGTGCAAGAAGATCTTAGCGGTGATTTAGACGGAGGATCATATATTTAACAATATAAGGCAAGGACAAAACAATGGCTAATACAATTAAAATCAAACGACCAAGCGCTTATGATTCAGGTTCTGATCCTGGAAGTCTTGTTTATGGGGAACTCGCCTGGGCGAACGGCAATAGTAAGTTCTTTGTTGGTAAACAGACTGATAATGGGGGTACAGTAGCTGTATATCATTTGCCTAGCTTGAGGGACTTAACCGCAGGAGATGGCTTAGATGCTACATCACCATCTAATGGGAACGGTGCCATAACTTTATCACTTGATCTAAAATCAAGTGGTGGATTAAAAATAGACTCTACTGAAGTTGCAGTGGAACCAGCAGATATAGCTGGTTCTGGTTTAGAAGACGACGGTAGTGATAATTTAAGAATTGCAGCGGCAGCTGCGGGAACAGGGTTGTCTGGTGGAGCAGGCTCAGCACTTTCGGTAGACTATGGGTCTTCTGCGGGTGATGCAGTACAAGGAAATGTTACTGTTTCTGTAACAGGAACAGCTAATGAAGTGGATATTACTGGTACTACAGCTCAAGCACTTGGAGGAGGTCCTGCTTATACAATAGGATTACCAAGTGATGTTACAATAGGAAATGATCTTACCGTAACTGGTGATTTAATCGTTAATGGATCTACTGTTACTGTTAATTCGAGTGTGGTTACAATTGATGATCCTATTTTTACTCTTGGTGGTGATTCAGCTCCTGGTAGTGAAGACGGCAAAGATAGGGGTATTGAATTCAGACATTATTCTGGAAGTGCCAAAATTGGTTTCTTTGGCATGGATGATGACGATAGTAAGTTTAAGTATATACCTGATGCTACCAATTCTTCAGAAGAATTTTCAGGCGCTGTTGGAAGCAGTGAGTGGAATGATTTGGAAGCCGCTACTCTGACTAGTGCTACTTTAGGATCTTGTACGATTGACTGTGGCACTTATTAATGGCTAATACCTTCCAGATAAAGAGGGGAACTGATCTTAGTAACGCTGGCACGCCAGCGGCTGGAGAACCTGTATGGAATAGTTCTACAAGCAAACTATACATAGGTGATGGTTCTACTGCTGCTAGTTCTCTCTCGCAAGTAGGCTCAGAGTTTCTACCTCTAGCTGGTGGGACTCTTACAGGAGCCCTGTCTGGTACTACAGGTTCTTTTTCGAGTACTGTAACCGCCTCTGGGCTCACAATAGGTTCTGCGGCAATAACAGAAGCAGAGCTTGAAATATTGGATGGAGCCTCGGTAACGACAGCCGAGTTGAACATTCTAGATGGTGTGACCTCTACAGCGTCGGAACTCAATATATTAGATGGGGTAACCTCTACAGCCGCTGAATTGAATATCTTAGACGGAGTTACCTCTACAGCGGCAGAACTGAATATCTTGGATGGAGTTACTTCGACAGCCACAGAAATAAATCTACTTGATGGAATTACTACTCTCTCTGGGAGCAATACAGGGGATCAAACCTTACCAACTGACTTTGTATCAAAGGCAAGTGGTGGGACATTTACAGGGGTAACAAAGGTTGCAACTACTACTCGTCCTCAATTTTTGGTTTCCTACGGAGGAACTACTGGTTTATTTATTAGGGATGCCACTTCAGGTGGGAGAGGTTGGCAAATATCAACATCAGAGTTTACCGCCCACAATATTGAGTTTACACCATCAACCGCAGATGATGGTACTACATTTACGACACCAGCAATGGTTATAAACGGAACAACTGGCAGGGTCGGTATCGGGACAAATGCTCCAGATACAGCTTTACATATCAAAACAACAGCAGTAGATAATGTTCTGCAAATAGAAAATTATGATAACTCTGGAGATAGATTTGCTGAAATGCAGTATCATGTATATGGGACTATGAGAGGCTCGATAAGAGTTGGTTATTCTTCCGCTACTGATAATTGGCATAACGCATACGGTGGAACAATGCATATTTTTGCTGCTTCTGACCATAGTGCTGAGAAAATGAGGATAGACGCTTCAGGTCGTGTAGGTATAGGTGTTGTACCAGAGACATGGAGTTCTAACCAAGATGCATTACAAATAGGTGATACTGGGGCTGTTTGGCATCTGACATCTGGAGGGATTGAATCAACATATATCGGGAATAATGTTTATTATAATTCGGGTTGGAAAGCAATAACGACTGGTCCAGCATCAAAGTTTCAGTTAAAAGACGATACAATGTGGTTTCAAAATGCTGTATCAGCCGATGCTGATGCCACTCTATCTTTTTATGACAGGATGTGTATATTGGCTGATGGCAATGTCGGCATCGGGACAACTAGTCCAAATTTTCCATTGGATGTTAATGGTGGTATAGGTCTAGCTCAAGGTGAAGTGATTTCTTGGCATGATGGTTCTGCGTCTGAGGCTGGTTCTATTTATTTTGATAGTTCTGATAATTTTCATCTACGAACTACATCAAATTCAACTGAAAGATTCACTATTTTAGCGGCAGGCAAAGTCGGCATCGGGACAACCGCTCCAGAAGGTGGTCTAAATGTTCATGGTACATATACTATACCATCAACTGGAATAGGCAATTCAGCAATTTTTGCTTCGTCTTCTGATGGATTAGTAGCAGATAAAGGTGGTGTAATCCAATTTGGGGGTATTTATAATTCTAGTAATGCTATTACTCAATGGGCTGGCATTGCTGGATTAAGAGATAATGCTACTGATGGTAATTATGCTGGTTATATGGCTTTTTATACACGGGCTCAGGGGGCGGCACCTGTGGAAAGAATGAGAATTAACTCGGGTGGTAATGTCGGGATCGGGACAACGAATCCTTCGTCTGGAGCAGGGTGGACACCACTTTTAAATATTCAACACGCTACAGACCCTGCTATAATAATTAAAGATACAACTACTGCACAAGAAAGTTCAATGGGTACAGCTGGTGCAGGTTTATTCATAGATGTTTCAGGACATGCAACTGCTACAAATAATAAGATATATTTTAGAACTGGCCCAACGAATAGTAATTTTGGGACAAATACGAGAATGACCATAGACAGTGCAGGCAATGTTGGAATTGGGACAACTAGTCCACGAACAACTTTGAATGTCAGGCACGATACTGCGTATCCTTTAGGGCCTGCTGCTAATCAAACATTAATATTACATGGACAAGCAGCGACTAGCAAAGGTGGGTCAATAGGGTTTGACTATCACGATTCTGCAAATACTAATGTTCCTGCTTCAATAGGTTATTCAATTGAAGATACTGGTGCTAATACAAAAGGTTCATTGATATTTGCAACAAGAAGCGGAACTACTGATGCTGCACCAACTACCAGAATGACGATTATGTCATCAGGCAATGTAGGGATTGGGACAACCACTGACCTTATGTCGGGAGTATATACAACATCAACTAAATTATCAGTATATGGTACAGAAAGGTCTATTCTTGAATTAGGTTCTTCAAAAACTGGTAATGGTGAGCCAATGGGAGCAATACAGTTTATTAATAATGATAATGCTGATGCTACTAATTTTGATGCTGATGCAAAGGTAATAGCAATTGTACAAGCTGAAACTGCAACGAGTGATTCTAATGCTGGTGATGATTCTGGTGGTGAATTGTGGTTCTATACAAAACCTGAGGCTGATACTATAGCTGCTAATATGGTTATTATGTCAGATGGCAAAGTCGGCATTGGTCGTACAGACCCATCCGAAAAACTTCATGTACAAGCTGGTAGCGTTATGGTAACATCAACTGCCTATGGTGAAGGTAGATTAATTATGATGGGTAGAACTGGACATCAATACGAATGGTATATAGATGACCCGTCCTCCACTCAAATGAGTTTGTATAATAGAGGTAGGGGTGGATATGATTTAACTTTTGCAGGAGGTGATGCACACTTTTATAACAGCGTTCAGGTTGATGATGGTCTCTCAGTTGGTGTTGACCTTACAGTTACTGGGAAAATAGATGTTAATGGCTCAGGTCTTTCTACATTTAAAGAGGTGCGGATAGGCTCAGACTCTGCTGATGCTCAATTAGCAGTCACATCTAATACATCAGGTGAACCTGCCGTTTGGATAAAAGCAGGTGGGGCAAGTGATTGTATGCACTTTGTGGCAGGAAACAATTCTGCAAATTATATAATTAAGGCCATGGATGAGAACAGTAGCAATGTTGTTTGGTCAGTGAAAAAACGAGATGATGCAGAGACATCAGAAAATTTCGATATGGTACTGAAAGGCAACGCCACATTTGCTGGGAGTGTAAAAATTGACCATGTACAACCTAATTTCTATATAAATGAATCAGACCAATCTACTGATAACAAATTATGGGGAATGAGTGCCGAAGATGGAAATTTATATTTTTCGGCAATAAATGATGGTCTTAGTGCAAGTACTAACTGGTTGTTAGTAGAGAGAACAGGCACAACAATAGATGGTATTTATTTTCAAGATATGGTTGGAATAGGTAACACAACAGACAAAGTAGGTACTACTGGATTAGTACTTGGCGTTAATGACCAAAGAATAGAATTAATTTGCTCAACATATTTAGCTGGCTATGGATGGCAATTAGAAAATGTGGATAATACTGGTGGTTCACATGAATTAAATTTCAATTATAGGTCTAATTCTACTTCTTGGACTAATTCGCTAAAATTGAAAAATGATGGTACAGCCACATTTGCTGGGAGTATAACTGCAAATGCTGAAGCACATTATTTTAATAATACAGGGGGCAATTCTAATGTATATATAAAGGCATCTAATAGCGGTCAATCAAGACTCTATTTTGGTGATGTAGCTGATGGTGGTGTAGGATTTATTGATTATGACCACGGTACGGATATGAGGATTGGTACTGGTGGAGCAACAAGAATGACTATTTTAGAGTCTAATGGCAATGTCGGAATTGGAGTTTCTGCTCCTGCTCATAAACTTCATGTTGATGGTAATCTTGTTATTAAAGATGATGGTTACATTGGGGTACAAAATGATGCTAATACAGACTACGGCTACGCTTTTCAACTTGAATATGGTGGTCACCTGATTATTAATCCAGCTCTACATTATTATCATACAGTAATTCCAACTGGGTGGGTCGGCATCGGGATAACTGCAGCTACAGCACCGTCTGCCAAATTACAAATTTATGATGCTAACGGAGGAGACAACACAGGAATCAGAATAGAAGATGACCTTTCAAATTTTCGAATATATAATGATACCAGTAATGTAACTATTCTTACTAAGGGGTCTAGTGGGGGAAATTATCAAAAGATAAAGTTTGATGGTGTTTATGTTGGTATTAATGATGACCCTGGTTCTTATGCTTTAAAGACTAGCGGTGATGTATATATGTCAGGTAATAATGCATATATATACACAACAGGTGTTCATATGAATGGCACTTTAAATGTAACAGGTACAAAAAACTTTAGGATTCCACATCCATTACCATCTAAAAAAGATACACACGATTTAGTTCATACATCAGTTGAAGCACCAAAAGCAGATTTAATTTATAGAGGCGAGGTTCAGTTAGAAGATGGTTCTGCTACTATTAATATCGATACACACGCAGGGATGACATCAGGGACTTTTGTTTTATTATGTGATGATGTCCAATGTTTTACTACCAATGAATCTGATTGGGGTGCAGTAAAAGGTTCAGTATCAGATAATGTTTTAACAATAGAATGTGAAGACTCATCTTCAACTGCTTCTGTATCATGGATGGTCATTGGAGACAGAAAGGATGAATCAATTATAAATTCACCTTTTACAGATGAAAATGGTAAACCAATTATTGAGCCTGAACAAGTTTTTGTTCCAGAGTAAGAATCTGAAGCATAATGAAAATTTTATTAACAATAAACAATAGGAGAAATCATGGCTGATAAATACACAAAAAAGGCTGTTGAATCCTCACCAGCACCTGATTGGAAACAGGTTTCGGTAGAGAAAGAACACCAGCCAGCTAAACAGAAGTCGATGGTGACTTATGCTCAGTTGGAAAGTCAGAAAGCCTCTCTAGAAGCACAGAAATCTGCTTACGATGACCGCATTGCAGATATCGTTGCTGAGATGGCTAAAGTCAAAGCTGCAGTAGAAGCTTAACATTGGGAGAGTTAATTAAATACACTTCTAATTTCACTCTCCTAAAGGACGGTAACAATTATGAGAGAGATTTTAGGCGTATTTTACGGCAGTTTTCTACTGCTAATTTGTCGTCAGAGGCTGCCGTAAGATGGATTGCTAAATCTATGTATGATGAAGTGGCTAGAGATGCCAGTAACATATAAAGACCTTGGAGAATGAATAATGTTAGAAGCTTATGCGGAATATGGGGCAATAGGGGTTATAATACTTCTATTCGCTGCGCAAATACTGTTTTTGCAAAAAACTTTAATGAAAAAATTGCACGAGATAGAAGATATGACTATAAAGCTCATAGATCGTTGGAATCGTTCAGATGAAGCTCGAGATAGAAGACATGAAGATCTTCTAAAAGAGATGAATGATATTAGCGATGACATGAACTTTATGAAGGGCAGGATAAACGGAAAGTGAAGAAAAAACCTAACCGAAAGCCGAAGAGACATGGTAAGAAGTCTAATAAACAAAAAAGGACAAAGTATCGTGGTCAGGGAAGGTAAAGATTTGGATTGCAGGAGGCCTAAAAGAAAGGCACAATAAACATGGACCTAAAACAAAACCTGGAGACGCTTGTGTCTCAGTATAAGGAAGTAGCAGAGCAAGCAGCTCAAGCCATGACCTTAAAGACCAAATTGGAAGGAGCTATTGAGTACACTCAAGGGCTCATAGCCGAAGAGGAAAAAGCTGAGGAAGAAGCATCTTCTAAGGACAAAGGAAAATCATCGAAAAATGGCAAATAAAGTAACTGTGTATGAACAGCGAGAAAGAATGATAGCTATGCTATCTGAGTTACGGACAGCTAATAAGACTGTCTTTAAAAAACTAGATTCTATTGAAACGCATCTTGGTGCGCAGAATGGTAGAATAAGAGATTTAGAGAAGTCGCATTCCTTAATAAAAGGAGTTGGCTTGACTATAACTACAGTTCTTGCTGCTTTCATTGCGTTACTGAAAGGAGATTTCAAATGAGTGAATGGCTTACTTGGAGTAATGCAGCTTATGCAGCTGCAGTTATAGTAGGTGCTTCATTGACATTTGCTGCTGCAAGATACAGATCGCTTCTAAAGGAAATAAAAGAAGCATTGAATACGTATCATGAAGCTGCAAAGGACGGAAACATCTCACCTAAAGAGCGAGAACGTATAGTAAAAGAAGTCCTAGATATAGCTCAAGCAGGAGTAAAGATATTCTGGAAATTCTAAAATGATTAACATAGACCAGATGAGAGCGCATATAAGCCAGACATTGCTTCATTTAGGCGGTAAATACGCCTCTGAAGCCGCTGTAGACCTATTATTGGCTACAGGTATAGCAGAGTCTGGATACCGCTATATAAGGCAAATTAGCGGGCCTGCGCGTGGTTTCTGGCAAGTGGAACCTGCTACAGCTAAAGATAACGTAGATAGTTATCTTAAGTATAGAATTCCGCTTATGGAAAAATGCGCAGAAGCTTCACATGTTCCATTAAAAGAGTGGCAATTTGCCGATCAAGCTGTCTGGGAAGACATCCTTGAGACCAATATTGCTTCTGGAATAATACATGCTAGATTAAAGTATTGGAGAGTTCCTAAAAAACTATCCCATACTACTGATGGTATGGCTTCATATTGGAAGAAATATTACAATACTGAAGAAGGAGCGGGAACTGAAGCGCATTTTAAGGATGGTGTAATGAAACATTTAACACATTATGAAGATTAAACAACGTGCGATTGTCATTCCAGATCAACATTTTCCGTATCATAGCGAGGTTGCGCTTAATGTCATAATAAAGGCAATGGCTTTGGTAAAACCGCAGATTCTGGTGAATCTCGGTGATGTCGGTGAGTGGTCTAGCGTTTCACCCTGGCAATATAAAGGGAACAGGAAAAGACCGCCACTCGAATTTGTCCTACCTGAGGTAGACAAAGAAATAGAGGCAGTGAATGCTGGATTGGACAAGATAGATGAGGCAGCTAAGAAAGCTGGCGTTAAAAAGAAGTACATGTGTACTGGGAATCATGATATATGGTTAGACAATTTTGTAGAACGATATCCATATTTAAAAGAATATGGTTTTAATAACGCATGCAAGCTGAAGGAACGTAAATACATTGTATACAAATACAATCAACCATTAACAATAGGAAAGATTACATTTATACATGGAGCTTATCATACAGTGTATCATGCAAAGCGTCATCTTGATGCTTATGGTTCATCTTTGATATATGGACATACACATGATGTGCAATCTCATTCTCTCACTAAACTTGGCGGTACTATCAGTGCCCATGCTCTTGGATGCATAAAAGATATGAGTGCTGACAAAAACGAATGGTTAAGAGGCAGACTGCATAACTGGTCGCATGCTTTTGGTATAGTTGATTGGTTCACCAATAGAGATTTTAGAATAGAGGTAGTAGAGATCCATAATGGCGTAACATCTGTATGGGGAAAACTAATAGACGGTAATGCCTAAAAAAGTATATGAGATCAATCCATTCCATGGCGGTATCAATACAAAAGATGACCCCAGGGATATACTCGATCATCAGCTTGTAGATGTATTAGGAGCTTCTGTTGATTCTAAGGGTGTATTAAAGGTAATTGGTAATGCTGAAGACCTGGATATAACTATACCTGAAGCGTATCGTAGTGATAATAATGCATCTGGTTATGGATTCTTTCGTTTTAGCGCTGATACTGACGCTTCTGGTAATTCAGGCACTGATGCAGATAATACTGATTATCTTCTTTTCTGGAGTGAAGATACTGAAAAATGCTATTGGTATAATGCTGACGACGATGCATGGACTGAAGCATTAGATCTAGTTACACCATGGTCTGCAGCTGCGACTGATGGTAAGAGGAAGCCTATCTTTTCATTTGCTAATGGTGCTCTTCGAATAGCTGATTCTAATTTTAATAATACAACGAATGAGACCTATTGGAAAGGCATTCTTGATAAGACGATTTTTAAAGGAGCGTCGAATCAAAGGGCTGATTCTGGTTGGTATACTCAATTAGCTTCAGTCGCGAAGCCTTCTGCAGCGCAAATTAAATCAGCTCTAATACTTGACGATGATCATACCCAAGTAGAAGATATAACTTGGAGTATATTTTCTGCAAGAGATTCTACTATTGATGTCTGGCGCGGTATGGATGATGAGGACGATTGGACTCTTGATGATGATTCTGGGGAAGTACTTGATTGGATAGATAGGCGATATGGAGGAGGGCCATATGGATTACAGTGGTATCAGGAAGTTGGATGGCAATCGAACGATTGGGATGGCTCAAATGACTCTGCGCAAACTCATGGTTATAAAATACACAAAGATGAAGCTACAGGATCAGCTGGCCTACGATGGTCTGGTTTTACAATAGACCCAGAAAAAAGTTTATATTTATCTTTACAATTAGAATCTCAGGATCAGTTTGACGCTTGGGGTGCGGGATGGGCTAAGAATGCCGCTACTACAGTACAGTATGCCAATCTTACATTTGAATTATGGTTTGAAGAAGATAATAGTAAAACTATAAGATGGAATATCAATTCAGCAGATTTACTGAAAAATGGTATTGATTGGTTCACTCTTGAACTTCCATATAGCGATGCTTTCGCTAATACGCTTGGAACTGATTATGATATAGAAACCATAAGGATAACATTAGATTCTAATGTTGTTAGATCAGAGTCTCATGACTATGAGAATATTATAAATTGGAATGCTATAAATATGGCAGATTTGAGACAAGGTGAACCAGATTTATTAGGTAAGGATTTATTAGGTATACGAGAAGTAGCGTATTCATTTGCATATGATGATAAACGCACTGAAAGTACATTGCGAAGTTTGGGAAAAGTAGATTTTGGTTCTAGTATTTATGATTTTGGACATTCTATCCAATTTGGTGCGGAGAGTTTTACGAATAAGCGTATAAGAGGTGGAACTTTATATGTTTATGATAATGATATACCATATATGTTAGCGGAAGCAGACCTAGTTTATGGATTGCGTGGTAGTTGGGAATCTGATTGGCCAGGAGACGATACATCTACTGATCAATGGACACAATCTGATAATGGTTCTTCTGAATTACAAGAAAATGGATGTAGTTCCAATGTTATATCATCTAATACTGTTCCATTGATAGAAACCTTTCAAGCTAGAAATGGGTTTAGCCATAAAGAAGATACTACTGACGCAAGGTACAAGTCTCTAGTGATAACTAATAATAGAGCCTATGCTGGAAATGTTTATATAGATGGTAAACATTATCCTGATAAGATGATAAAATCACAAGTATTTGATTATGACGTGTTTCCATTGGAAGGAAGATCTATTGATGTAGTGCAGGAGGATGGTGATAGCATCACAACAATGGCTACTTATGCAGATCGTATTTTTCAATTCAAGCGCAAAAAGTTATATATAATAAATATCAGTGAGACTGAGTTTCTCGAAGATGCTCATATTGGTTATGGTGTAGATCAACCACAGTGGGTCACTGAAGCAGATAAGGGAATAGCTTGGTTTAATAGAAATGGTGCTTATTTCTTCGATGGTAAGCAGATAAATAATCTTACCGATGGACTAATTGATCCTGATATATGGAGAGATTTTGTGGACGATGGTGGTAGTACAGGTCAGATATTTTATTTACCATTACAATCAAAAATACAGATTATAGGAGGTTATGTATTTCAAGGTATCCCTTGGTACAATTATGAGTTTTCGCTTATAACTGGTGGTTGGTCTAGAGGAAAACGAAGATATATTCCAGGGGTAAGCGCTGATGCAACAAATCCAATCTTGGATATAGACAATGATGTAAAGGTTATTGCTCCAGATACTGGTAAGGTTTATAAATGGTCAGATACTGCTACCGATGCTATTGGTATAGCTGCTACATATTACATAGAAACTGGTGATAAAGTATTTGACTCTTCAGCTATTCGAAAAAAGATTTATCGTGTGCACATAACTCATAAGGGAGTTGGTGGTGCTACTGTGCAAGTCCACGGAAGACCTGATAGAGGCACATATGTACTGTTAGGAGCATTAACTGATTATGATAATTTTACTGTTGAGGAATTCGATGTCTCTGGAATGAGCAATGCTAAGAGTTTTCAATTAAAAATAACTCAAACTGGATCACTTCCTGCTGATTTTGAGATTAATGATATAAATATAATATACAGAAGTAAGAATGTTAGGTAGTTATGCCATTAGATAGACAGTCAAGAATAAATAGGCATATAAAAGCTAGTAGACCACAGGTTAGTAATGGAGCGCCTGGAATATCTGAAGGTGTTAATGGCGATGTTACATACAGACAGGTTGGCGGTAGTTTATCTCAATATGTAAAAAAAGATAATAAATGGCATGAGATTTCTGGAGGTGCTACTGAAACTCAGATAATTACTGTAGCTGGAGGAGGAACGACAACAGCGGCAGGGGGTGGTGTTAGCGATCACGATGAATTAAATAATCTTACTTCAGGTGATGACCATACACAGTATGTACATAATACTACGGCTAGAACGATTACAGCGCAACATAACTTTACTAATGCAACAGTTCCATTTAGTGTTACAAGTACTAATAAGGTTACAAATCTAAACGCTGAACGGATTAATAGTAAAAGCTCTACAGATCTAGTACTAGTAGATGGCTCTCAGGCCTTATCAGCCAATTGGGATGCTGGAGCTTATCAGATAAGAGCTTTAACATTTCAATCTGATGTATCAGGATCACCACCATTCGTAGTAGCTTCTTCTAATAAGGTAGTAAATCTAAACGCAGACCAGTTAGATGGGAATGATGAGTCCGCTTTTTTTAAGTTAGCAGATAGTGAAACAGTCACTGGTATTCCAGCTTTTAATGGAGGCACTTCAGGTGCCTCAGCGCCTTTTACTGTAGATTCTACTGATAAGGTAGCTAATCTAAATGCAGATTTGTTGGACGGATTTGATGAAAGCGCTTTCTTTAAACTTGCTGACAATGAAACTGTAACTGGAGTACCAGCCTTTAATGGCGGAACTTCAGGTTCTAGTTCTCCATTCTCAGTTGATTCTACTTATAAAGTTAGCAACCTCAATGCTGATCTATTAGATGGATATGATGAAACTGCGTTCTTTCTATTAGCAGACGATGAAACTGTTACAGGACAACCTTCTTTCAATGGTGGTGATGGTTCTAGCCCACCATTCTATGTTGATTCTGGCTATGTGGTTGCTGACTTAAATGCAGATAAGGCAGATGGATACCACTTTGATCAAGATGTAAGAACTACAGCTAGTCCTGCATTCGTAGGTTTAACAGTAGGCGCTGGTAATATAGATTTAAATAGCAGTATGACTATCACTGGCGACATAACGGGAGATTCAGGCAAT